CCTCGTCTCTATCATATCTTTTAGCAATTCCAGCTTGACTTTGACCTACTTTGTTAAGATAATCCATATTAACGGCTGACATTGCAGAGTCAATATGGTCCTTAATCCTTTCAGCTTGTAGTTTAACAATCTCAGTTGACTTCTCAACATATCCAGCAGGAGGAGTTGGAATGCTCTCGCCTTCCAATGTCTTATTCCTTGGTTGACGAAGCACAATATCCTGATATGGAGATTTAGACATAACTCCTTGTCCTTCGCATTTAGTACAGACTACTGCATTGCCATCTTTAGTAACTTTTCCCACTCCATTACAGAATGAGCAATTGGAACCAGCAAAGTACCACATAGTAGAGTAGATATGCTGAACTACCTCTGCATCCATATCGCTCAACTCTCCAGCAGCCTTGTCTAGTGATGGCAGCATCTCGTCTATGAAGGATATACATATTGGAGTCCGTTCATTCATCTTCCTTACTCGTCCTCTTGGTCTCCAAATTGGTAACCTACCAAAGTTATGGATGATAGTTTTCTCAGGGATAATCAGATAGGAATCTTCATTCTTATAGGCAGAATAAATTGCATTCGGAGTCCATATCTCATAAATTTTGCTTTCTCTTTCATTACCGGTAGAGTCTATCCACTCATAATCGCATTCGCATTTAGTTATCGCATACTCTCCTGATTCATAACATATCTGTTGATGACTTGAATATGCGTAAATGAATGGCTTCGGCAAATCAGTATTGTCATACTGCTCCAATGGCTTTACTGCTAATAATGTGTTAGGATCGGATGCAATTAACTCTCTGAGTAAATATCCAAAGACATGATGCTCTACTGAGTGATACTCAGGATAGCTATTAACAACATATTCAAATAGTGAATTTTCCTCACTTAATTTGGCTGATGGTTGTGATTTGCTGAAGTCAACGGCAAAGTCTGATGCCTTGTTAATCTTACTAAGGACATTCATTACCTTGCTGATTGGAACTTTAGTAACAGGCTTCCAAGTGTTAGCACGATAGGCTTTAATCTCGTTATCCTCTCCCGGTCTTCTTGACCAAATCAACCTTGCAAACCATATGTTCTGATGATAATCGCCATAATTCCAATTAAGGTAGTAAGGATTATCCCAATTAGCATAAGTACTAGATGCTAGGACGGTTGAGTGAGGAACTTGATAGCCTCTAGAATGGAACTCTAGATGGTGAGCATAATCGCACATCTCAGCGTATAGCCTCTTGTGAGAATTATCCTGACCACCAACTTTGTTGTCGTACTCTTTAAGGAGTTCTAATGCCTTAATTTCATCAGAAATTATTTCTTCCATTTGCGAATGTCTTTTTAGCTACTAGTGGGAAATAACGATACCCACCTTTGCCGCAGTAAAATTTAACCAATAGGTTATATAATTTTGTTGTTTCGGCTGGAGTGCGATTGCCACCCCAACTTAAACCAATATATTGACTATAAAGATTTTTTACATTATGAATAAGCCTAACATTATCGGCTAACTCCCAATAGATGCAGTTATAATCATCCTTATGAGGATAATGCTTTAATTTAGCAATCGCAATAGCATAAGGCAACTCGTCAGGTGTTCCACCTCCAAAGACCGCACGTTTGACAATAGTCTCATTAATTAAACTAACCGCAGAATGATGAGCCTTAACATCATTTGATATGGTGGTATAATCGTCAAAGTCTTTAGTGATATCAGCCACAAGTGAGAAGAATTTATCATTTTTGGCTGATTTCTTAAACCAAATAAACTCAGAGTGAATGCCATAATACTTTCCGGTCTTAATACCGTATGCTTTCTTCACATCGTGTAAGTTAACCCATTGGCTATAATCATCCTTTTTAAGACTTGCCATATCAAAGGTCCCACGATTTGACATTGTAAACTCATAGTTATTCAACTCTGCAAATAGGTCATTTATCTTAGTCGTTGAGTTTGGAAATAAAACGATATCTGCATCTAAGAATAAAGTCTCATCAAATGGACTTAACTCATATATGAAGTTCTTGGCTCTTATATACTTAGATTGTCCATTAACTACATATGTCTCCTTTGGTGCTTCAATTAATTCGTCAAATAATTGCAGTCTCTTGTCAGCCGATATATGTCTAATTGCACCTTCATCATGAATTAATGCTATTGGCATATCCGGACAATTAAATTTAATCGACATCGCCAAGTTAGCCGCATAGTTGCCATAATGCGGCTGACCTAATGCTAGTAGTAGTATGCCTCTATTTTTAGTCATTGCAGTTTGAGTTTTTCATTAATAATGGTTTTGCATTGGTCAATTTGGTTTTACCCATTCCGATTGTCCTTGGTCTATTTTGCCAACTTATCTCATACTCATCCTTGCATATAAATTGAGCAATCTGAACCGCCCAATCGCCTCTTGTCTGCTGAACTATATTAGGATTGCTAATTAATACGGTATCACTTGAAATGCCAATCTTTAATCTACGATGCCAGTTGTGAGTCCATTGGTTTGTCTCCAAATCATACGTCTCATCAATTACCTCACTTAATTTAATGAATGAGCCATCTGACTTTTTGTAAGAATTTTCAGTAGAGGCTAATTGAGGATTTTTGAGAAAGAAATTAGCCTCTATTTTATTAGGCAATGGATTTGTGAAGGAAGTATCAGGGAAATAATTAAACCCATTGGTATTCTCATTACAAGAATAAGTTAATACACTATTCCAGCATTCTACTGCTCTTGTGAAGCAATTTGAACAACCTAAATGGTCAATCGCTTCTAAGTATAAACCATCTTCTTCTTGTGTATAATACGCTTGAACAAAGTAAAATCTAAAGCAATCATTCAATTCAATTGGCTCATTGGCATAGTTAGCGTTCCAATAATCAAATGTAATAGGAGTCTCACTTGGATCTAAAGTAACGGCTTGATTGAATCTAATTAATCCATCAAAGTCATCTGTATTTAGGTTGTCAACTGAGGTATAGGTATAGTTGTCTAATGTTAATCCATCCTTGACATAAATCTCTCCTTGCAATGCACCCATAAATGGAAAATAGCCTTCAGGAAATTCACATTCGCAGCAGCCTTTAATCGGAATAGCCCAAAACTTAGTAACAGAATAAAGTCCTTCAATATTTCTAAACTGAACCACGTTCATTTTGAAGTCAATGTTGGCAAAGTCTGACAATGGAAGACAAAGAGGATTCTCTCTTATACAATTAGGCAGAGTCGGATCAGCATAATCAATTACCTCATCATTTAATTGAACAAATGAAAATGGTTCGGGAAATAATCTAGTATTAGCCATTAGTCCTCGGTGTAGTTTGCAAGTTGTAAAACAAAGTCAGCCATCCCTGTTGTAGGTTTATAATTTATGTCCAATATCCATCCATATTTAACCTCTGTGCCACAATTAAATTTAATCAATCCTTTTGGATTGCCGTACAAAAGTAACCAATTTTCGAATGATAAAGGATAAGAAAATTCGGCTATCTCATTTCTTAAAAATGGGAACCAATAATCATCTGTTGCAAATTGGTCTCCATAAAGATTGTCATTTTCCTGTAATGGATATGCTTTAAATATATTGTTATTAGTCAACTCGCCTTCAGCAACTATATTAGCATCGCCTTTAGTAAATAAAACCAAGTTACCAGCCGTATTTGTTCCTGTCGGAGATAGGTATTGTTGGTACAACCTCTGCAACCACATTAATGCCATCCTTATCGGTGAAATCCTTAAATTATACAAGGACGCTTGGTCGCTAACATTATTTAGATTCGAATAAAAGTCAGCAGTCTCAACTTCTATCTTGCCGTTAAATCTGTGTAAGCTAAATAAAAATGTATTTTCATCATAATCCCAATCCCTTGTATTGTAACCATATTGCCTTCGTGTCAATTCAATTGTAAATGTAGCCGCAATCCAATTGCATATTTTTTCAAAAGGATTGGATGAAGATTTTATGCCAGTAGTATATTCTCTTGTGGTCATAAATTCGCCCTGACCTGTAATATCTTCCCTCCTCCATGTTGAATAGCCTGTTTTAAAATTATTTATAAAGGCACTACTCTTAACCTTAATTGCAACATCATTTACTCCTTGTAACTCTAATATGATATTTTGGTCATAGAAATAGTTAAATCGTTCAATTCTTAACCATTTCCCACCATCAATAGTATTTTCCTCAACCGACATGCCGATACATTCAATAGCATTTAGTGCATCAAAGCAATCCTTCATACTTAGCTGCAATCTTGGTAGTGTGCCGTTCTTGAAAATAATATTTCTAATCATACTACCTTTGGTAACACACTTCATAGAGCCATATCCATCTTGCGCTACATCATAAGGCAATGAGTCTGTCCTTCCGTACCATTCTGAGTAAACTGGTAGGCAATTGTCGGTAATCGACTCAGAGATATGAGATAAGGTTTCATTTATTAGAAATGATTTTGCGCTAGTTGGCTCACATTTACTTACTGCTGAAATATCAATGTTACAATATTCAAAATCAAATTCAATGTTGTATGGTGTAGATACTCCGCTTACTCCTGTAAAGTAAATGTTCTGAACATTGCACCAGAAAAACAATCTTTCGCCAACTTGTAAATCAACTGATCCAAATCCTGAGCCTTGAAGCAAAAATGACTCGCAATCATTGTCGTCAATGTATGTTCCAGCAGTACAAGCAGGAAACAATGTGGTACTCCATAAAGCCTCTTTGCTGCCATCCAACTTGTAATGCCAAAGAGCAAAAAATACAGCAGCATTTAGGTTTGAATTTCCAGCACAAATTGTTACAATACATTTCATTGAAATATACCAATCAAACGTTGTAACGCAAATTAATGACGTATCAAAAACATTGTCAAGTAATGGAACTGTTGGATCAAGCAAACAAGGTCCAGTAACATCAGGACCTACTCCGCTACCGCAAGTAATATAGCATCCATCAAAAGGGCTACCTATTTCTCCTTCTTGCTTATGATATGAAATACCAGTATTTTGAAAAGTATTTTCAACTATATCAAACTCAAACTGATAATAGTGGGAATAGATTTGTCCAGTAACAGGAAATCCGCATTGACCGGGATTAATTTGGTTAACGGTATCACAATCGGTTACAACCTTATTGTCATATTCAAGTAGTAGCCTATTAGTTAAGCCTCTACTTGGAATGTCAACAGTATAATCGCCATAATCCGTTAAATTATCACCACTTTGGTCAAATTGTGCTGAAATACTCTGCAGCGATTCCATATCAACTGCCGTATCATAGCGATTCTTGAATTTCATGATACAAGAGGTCGATTCAATGCCGCAAGTTACATAGCAATAATCGCCACAGAACTTCTGAAATGTATCAAAATTGAATCTGCCTTCATAAATGTCCACCTTATTATTATCGTCATCACATTGTAGGCTAACTTTCAAACCTAATGAAGCATCTATACCAGCTAAATAATAAGCATCTTCTATTCTTGTCATCCCTTCACCAACGAACTTCATATTAGAAATAGAATCGTCAATAAAGTCAAAGAAACCATGCCAGTTCTCATCACGCTTTATTCTCAACCCAATGGAATCCCATCCAACTGGTTCCTCAATAGGGTAAGATATTAGAATGTTGCCATTATCATCTATAACGGTTATATCGAAGTAGAATATCATTTGCTAGAATATCTATTGTTTTGGTAATTAATAACACTACTACCTTTAATTATGTAAGTAGCAAATCCACTCTTATCGAATGACACTTTAACTTGTGGATTCTTTTTAATCGAGTCTGCAACTGATTGACCTAACTTATCATAATCAATAGCCTCACGTTCTATTGATTTCTTTAAAATCAACTCAGGAGTAATCCATTTTGAGTAAATATGTTCGTCCAGTTTGCCATCATTCCAAGCCTTAGCGAGTCCGGGATATTTAGCGTTTTCTTCTGTCCTTATAATCGCCTCTCCTTCATTTAGCAAGGCAGGAATGGTATCCTCTCCTTTAGGGTTTCCATTTAACGACACATAGTCAGTACCTTTTTTGAACTTTGGTATCTTTTGGCTTTGAATAACCGCTAATTGTGCCGCACCTAATCCAGCAGTTATAGCAGCCATTGCAATACCATATGGAGTGCCTCCAAATTGTTTTAAAGTTGACATAATAGAACCTGCAATATCAATCGTAGCCTGTAATATTGCCGCAGCCTTTTGGTCCTGTGCTTGTTTGGTCAATATCTTCCTTCTTTGGTCATCATACTCTTTATCGCTTATTTGCTTTGCCGCCAACTTCTCATTCAATACTTGTAACTCATATTCTGCCGCCTGATTTTGATATTGTGAAATAATGCTAATGGCTTGTGATGCAAATTGTGGTAGTTTATTATAAAATTCTTCTTCTGCCGCTTTTCGCTTTTCTTGCTCCTCCTTAAACTTCCTTGTTCTTTCTTCTTCAATCTTATCAAATTCATCATTTGCTTTTTTTGCATTTTCAACTATTTGATCGATTGCCAACTTATTTTCAGAAGGTTTGCCAAATGCAGTAATAGCTTCTGTAAATGCCTTTGGTGTTCCACCTTTCTCTGTTCCACTTGTGGTTTCCATTTTATCAAATCCTTCCTTAGCTTGTCTTACCCTCTCATTAATCATATCAATCTGAGCAAGTACGGTTCTTAGCTTTATTTCTAGCGGAGTATTAGCGAGTACTCCACTAGCATATAAATTTTGAAGTGCTTTTTCAACCTCAGATGCAGACTTAAGGAGATCATCATACGCACCTAATTTCTCTTTTAATTTACCCAATTCAATACCCTGAGCCTTTAGTAAGTCAAGTACCTCATAATAATACTTTTTAACCTCAGGTTTTACTCCCTTTTCAAGTGATGAATAGAAGTCCCTTACACCTCTGCCAATTTTAGTTATATCGTCCTTACTATTAGCTTCTTTAGCTTGTTTACCAAACTCTTTAAATGTTTTTATGATTTTATCTAAGTTTATCTTTGAAGCAGTTGCCGAATTTCCTACATCTTTATATTTATCACTAAGTTGATCCATAACCGACATATATTGTGAGTTAGCTAGTTCTTTCATGCCTGAGGATAGACTATTGAAATACTTAGTTGTTGTTGAACCTAATACTTCTAAATCTTTAATTGTCTTAGCATTTGCAACTCTAACTCCTAATTTAATGAAATTAGCTTCAACTGCATCAAATTGGGCTTTTATCTCAGGTATATCAAATATTGTCTTCTTATAAAATACCCTTGTTAAATCATCAAGGAGCATCTTTGGTACATCAACAAGTAATCCTTTCACTGCACTAACTAATGGATAAACTATGTATGCACCAAAGAAATTCTTGAAATCAGTCCACATATTTTGCAAGCGATTCAAATTGGCTTGCATTCCATTTGCAGCATCTTCAAAACCACCCCCTAAGTCTTTTTCAATTTGTGAGCCGAATCCGGGAAGAAAATCCTTAGACAATATTTGACCAGTTTCAAGCAATTTATTGAACTCTTGTTCAGTTTTGCCTGACCATTTTACTGCTGCTGCAAACGCACCGGGAAGCCGTTCCCCAATTTGTTGACGCAATTCCTCGGCCGACAGAACGCCCTTACTCATAATTTGCGAAAGGGCTAGGAACACACCTTCTGCATCGTCAGCAGACAGTCCCATAGTCGTAACTGCCTTACTTACTTGTTCAAAGATAGTCTTACTCTCACTTAGCGACATTCCTGACTGAGTAGTAGCACCGGCGAATAGCTTAAATGCTTGTGCGGTACTTTCAAACTCAAGACCTAGACGATTGGATAGGTCTCTAAGATATTCCATTGTTTTCTCCGCATTAGCAGCAGATCCGGTAATAAACTTTAATGAGTTGCCTATTGAATTAATCTTAGCTGAGGTCTTAAGAGACTCTTTTCCAAATTCTACTATAGAGGTTATAGCAAATGCACCAATGATTTGCTGCTTTAAGCTATTCATTTGCTCTGCAAACGAACCTATATTCCCCTTAGTCTTATTTAACTGGTCATTGTATTCCTTATTATTTCTTTTGAAGGAATCAGCATTATCCCTGTCAACCTTGCCTAACTTCTCCAGTTCAGCGATGGTTGACTTAATCTTACTTGTATCTCCTGTAATCTCGATTACTACTCTCTCTACTGCCATTTTAATCAGTATTATGCCTACTATTTAATTGCCTTATTTCGGTAATGTAGGCTTCTTTAAGTAACCAATACTCATAGAATGAATAATGGCTTAAGTGTTCGGGATCTATATTGAAATGTCCCGCAATTCTAATTCTTTCAATAAACCTTCCTTCGATTCGCTCTTGGATAGATTTTGTGAAAGAGTCTTCAGATGAACTAGGTTGACCTGATTGCCCACCGCTATGTAGGTCCTCAAATCGTCTGGTGATATATCCTTGAAGGGAAGATAGTTTTTGATGGGAGTCTTCAAAAAAAAAGCATCCACATCAGCTTTCTTGAACCTTCTAATCTTTTCAATGCCATACTTATAATCGTACTTGTAAGGTGATTCGGACGAGTCAAAGTAGACTACTGATGCCAACTTATATAATAAATCAGCATCGAATATCATCTCCAACCTTTCCTTTAAATTAAGATTCAGTTGAGCCAACTTAGTGATGTCAATCTTCTTGCTAGATAGAATCTCATTCTGAGCATCAAGATGGCTAATTAGGTAGTCTCTAGTGCATCGCTGCTGCATCTCATTGTAGTGGTCTATCGCTGAGAAGGCACGTTCAACTGGAATATTGAAGATGTCGTCAAAGGTATAGTAAGTTATTCCATCAAGCACAAAAGCCTCTACAATTCGCTTGTCGGTTGCAAATGTTGGTGCTTTGGATTGGACCTTTAACGCTGCTAATATTTTTTTTAACTTGTTAATCATACTGATTCTATTACTTGATTTACCTGATCTAACTTAAATGATGCCAATATCTTACCATGACGATTCCTATCCCTAATCTCGATTATTTTAGGAGTAAATCGAACACGAATTACTTTAGTGCTTCCATTTTTACTCCAACTACTCTCACCACCGCCACATCCGCAAGAGTGCATCTTCTTAAACCCAGCAGCCATCAATGACTGACTTACTTCGCTAATTGTCATGTTTGTCAACTATTGATTTAATTAAAACAACCATTCCTAGAGTTAGAAATATCGAACCGCACAAAGATATAAGTGATGTATATCCTATTTGTAATTGGACAATTATTGTCCAAACGCTGCTCATGCAGTAGCAACATAGTACAACTGGAGTTAATATGAATCTTACTAGTTCTGACTTCTCAGCTTCTTGCTCTGCCCATAGCTTTAATGGCTCTAAGATATAACCTTCCTCAGTAGCTTTGGTAATGCCTATAATGATAAATGCAGTGATTAATGATGTAGTAAGCATATATTTAAAGATTAGCAGTTCCATCTCTTTCTTGCGGCTTTACCACGTTCCCCTGTCCAGCCGATGGACCTTGCACAAAATGAATCCTTACGCTTCTTGTCTGCATCAGTCTTTGGATTGGGTGCTGGTGGTTTTAGATTAGAATCATTTAGCTGATTGTACAACTTCCTTCCTTGCTCGGTCATTCCAGCACCTTGCGAAATTGGCAAGAATGTCTTACCTTTTCCTTTAGTAATTTTTGGTATTGGTTTGCTTTTAGCCATAGGAATAGTTTTGGCAAATTTAGCAAATTATTTGAATAGTTCTAACCTATCTAAATCTCGACTTGGAACCATAAAATCATAACTCATCCATCGTCCTTCAATAGTAGAGTAGCTAGGCAATTGGAATGCTAGATTAGGATTGGAGCAATATGCTTTGATTTGACCTTTTAGGACCAGTTCTCCAATAACCCAATCAATTATCCTTCCATCAGACTCAATGATGTTTATCAGTTCATCCTTAAATGATTCATTAACTGCATAGGCATGAGTGCAATATGACTCAACCGCTATTGCTAAGTTATCCTTAATTGGAGTTGGTTCTTGCTTATGATTTGCACCTAAGTAGAATATCTGCCAATCATCAGGTAGATCAATAAGTGTCTGCTCTAGTTCGGAAATGTATGAACTGAAAATGACATCGTCTTCGAATATTAATGAATGCCCGGTACTTTCCTTTAATGCTTTTAAATGGCTTATATTGCATCCAACTCGTCTATCCTCCATCAATACTCCTTCTACCCTGTCTGCCTTTAATCCAATCGAATCAAACTGATTGATGCAATGATTCAATCTGTCTTCGCTACTTGGAAGATTAATGAACTTAACCGATTGGAAGAATTGATTTAGGAATGGTCCGACTGGCATTGATTGATATTTACTGCAAAATTACACTTTTAAACATACCTATCCTTTCTCCATGAAGTAAAGGTATTACTGATTTAGCAAATACTAATACAACATAGTTTGAACTTTGGAAAACATTGAAACTTCCAAAATTCGAGCAACTTTTAAGACATCGTGTCTCCATACACGCAAACATTCTATCCTTTCGGCTTCATGGACTTGTTGTCAGGATGGACAGAGCAAGATTTATCGAATGTTTGTAATACCCGATTATCAAAGTCCTTTCGGCAAAACTTTCGGTGGTCTTACGTTACCTTCGGTTATTCAATTCATAGTTTCTTAGAATCGGGGAGTAACCAAAAAAGAAACCCCGAAGATGGAGAGCAACGGGGTCTTTTTGGTAGCTATGAAAAAAAGCAAAAACAAAAATTCTTTAATGAAGTCTCCACACTTCGATGCAAAAATAGAAAATAAATTGATATATCAAACAATTATCTTCCAACCATTTCAAGAAAATCGGAGTGATAGGTATTAAGATAGTACCTAAACTCATCCAATATATCAGCCTTTCTCTTGTCATTACTTCTATCCTTAACCAAATCGCCATTGCCATCAACCTCACAATATAATAGGTCGTAAATTAAAGGTGCTGCATTGACTTTATCGATTAGCACTTTCTTATGCTCTAAAATAGCATTGACTAGCACCCTATTCTCTCGCACTCTTGGATTGACTGATGGAACTTGGAGTTGACCAGCAGATAGGTTTAACTTCTGCCGAATGATGGTATAGTAGTTAATATCGTCTTGGACCATTGCAGAGGACGATTTACCAGTAGCATCACCGGTTACCATAAATAGCTTTCTGCCGAACTTGGCAATGATATGGTCGCATAGTTCGTAGATATTCGATGTAGCTAATTTAATGACATAAGGCACTCTTATCACTCCATCCTTCTCTTGGAATACGGTGCATGAAATCGGATCTCGGTTAAAGTCAAAGGATAGGTATATCGCTTCCTTATCCAGCAACTCACATAATCCTGTATGCTTATCCTCATTGAATGAATAGGCAAAACGATTACTATTGTCATCAATTCCCCACTCTGCCAAAACATAAATTCGATACTGATTTTCATTGACATACTTCAACCTTTCCAATTCTGCAATATCGGATGCAGTTAAGAACTTATTATCTGAATAGGTAAATCTTAGGACCGTAGTATCATTTGCATAAGGACTACCTTCATCACATAGCTTACGTTTAATCCAATGCTTCTCCGATACCGGATTAAGGATTAAAGTGATTTGAATATTATCCACACCTCTTGCCCTTCGATTGATTTCAAGGAAGTCCTCAAAATCGAATTGAGATGCCTCCTCCATTACGATTCGCTGAATGCCAACTATTGACTTCAACTTCTCCGAATCATCAACTCCTTTAAAGATTAATGACTTGCCAGTTGGTATGTAAGTTATTCGCCTATTATCGGAATAAAAGCTGCTAGTAAATAGATGCCTTAAACCCATGCTATCAATTAGCTGCTCAAATAGCTTATACGATGAATCTCTTAAATCGCTGCCAGTCTTTCTTAGCATTAGAGTATCATAGTTACTACTCATTAGGTTAATCAATTCATTCTGATGAACGGAATAACTCTTGGAGGATCCGGCTCCTCCATAGATTACAACTATTCTACTCTTGACTTTGCGGACCTGATAAAATACCTTGCTGAATAATTTATCCGCATAGGTAGCAAAATCAATTATCTGTTGGCTCACCGGGTATTAAGATAATAGGTTTAATTCCTGATTCAACTGACACCTCACTTCTTGCCATTTTTGGAATAAGAAACTCAGCTAATCCGATTATAATTTTCAATCTATCTGCTGGATTCTCAATACTCATTAAATCATCAGCCATTTGCTCAACTGAATATTTTGATAGTAGTTGGTCAAACTTCTCTTTTATTGGTTTATTGTCTACATTCGGAGTTCCTTTGGTCCTTCCTCCAAACTTGCGACCAGTTAAATTAGCCATTCTAATAAATCTAAAATAGTTTTTGCAAAATTAAATAAAAAAAGCCGATACTGATGGCGAGTACCGGCTCTTAATCAAATAATTAAAAAAACAAAACTGAAGCAAAGATATTACTTTTTCTTTCCTTTAGCCTTCTTCGCAACCGATAATGCGATAGCTACGGCTTGTTTTTGCGGCTTTCCTGATGACATCTCTGTCTTGATGTTCTTGCTGATGGTTTTGGCTGAATAGCCTTTCTTTAATGGCATTGTAGTAGATTTAGATGGTTAACTCCTTCAAAATTAGTGCTTATTTGCCAATTTCTGTCAACTAAAATTTATTGTTCTGATTTTCAATGCTTTAGATATATTCTGATAATTATTTTTAATATTTATTTTTGCGTATCATTATTTAATCTATTTTTGCTCATCGAAACAATCAAAAAAAACAAAGCGATGAACAGCATCAAAAAACTATCAAAAAGCAAACCTTTTTATTCTACTGCATTACAAGCATTTAAAAAACAATTTGACTGCGTAGAGTTAACCAAACTTTATGTTTTCAACGGTAAAGTTGTAGCAGGCGAATGGATTGATTCCAAAGGTGTATTTTCTTTTAATTGTGGATGTTTATTAAATTATGATACAGTAGTAAACATAGTAGATTAATCTAACCCCCCAAGGGGAGCAGCATCCTAACAACTGCAATAAATCAAACAATCAAAAAAAACAAAGCGATGAATCAAGTATCAATTAATTTACAAATTGGAGATATGACATTCGAATGTCCATTCCAATACTACTACTCTGAGAGTGAGAAAATGTACATGACCAAGATGGCAGTACCTGAATGCAGCGTTGATATGTATATGGACCTTAAGGCACACCTATGGGAACTGCTTCAAGAGCAGCATCCGAATGTTTACCAATTAATCACTATGAGCAATGGATAAGCTAAACCCTAATATCACTACCACTATACTATCCATTTCTGTTGATGTGCTAGTATCATTCGAAAAAATCCAAATTACTGATGGCGAGCAATTGACCATTAAGACATTTGAGTTGATCAACTTCGCAAATACGAAGAAAGAGGTAGAGTCTGAATTGGACAATTACCACACTAATCCTGAAAATTACGTTACTAACTTTAAATGGGAAATATAATGGCAACACTTAGAAAAGAAATCAAGCAAGGCTTGAAGAATCATCCTATGAACTTGCACTACTGCATAGCTATGGATATCACACCTCAGACATTGGTAAGATGGTTGAACACCAACTCTGATAGGTTAACTACCAAGAAATCAACCGATTTCATTTGCAGCTACTTCAGCAAAAAACTAATTGACATCTATGAAAAGAATTGACCATAAGGATGTGTTAATCCTCTGCTGCATCGCATTTATTCTAGTAATCATTTTATCTAACTTGCTATGAAAAGAAAAACAATGGACCTACTGATTATCCTATTTGGATTAATGCTAATCGCAATAGTATTTATGGCAACTAATCTACTAGCAAGATGAGATACAAAGAAATTGAGAATCCTGAAATTCTGACCTTCACCTGTTGGCAATGCTGCAATACCTTTCTAAGTGATGAGATGTACTCATCATTGCAAGATCACAACTATCTCTGTTGTAAGGAGTGCAGAAAAATAGAGGAGGACGAGATAGCAGAGTCTTATGGCGAGGTAAAGCTAAATGAATTAATTTCCAAGCATGGAACCAAGATGGACTGGCAATACTACGAGGACATTCCTTACAATATTCTTAAAGCTAACGAATTTGAATTTGACGAACTTGATAATCACCTAGACAATTACGATGAATATGAAATACTTTGAAATTGACCAATCAACTTGGCATATAGCCGATAATATTAGTGCTAACTGGTTTGCGATATTGTGCAAAATGAATAACTTAAATTTTGAAGTCTTCGCTGAGGAGTTTTTTTATCGCTTCGAAATATCAGGAAAGTATGCCGACAAGATTAAGCTTAAATATGCTTGGGATGCCCGGAAAGAAATTAATCAGCCAGTTAACATCTGCGATTATATGATTGCCAATAGAGATGCTAGTAAGGTACTAGAGTCCTATGAGATCATTACAATCGGAGAAAGTGGATTGAAGAATGGATTTCCGCTACGCATCACAGGTGATAGGCAACCTAACTATGAGATTAATGGCTTGAATCCAGTTAGATAGAAATATTTTTTTATTTTCTTTGATTATTAAAATTAATAACTATTTTTGCGAATCAAATAATGAAAACTACTTCAGAGATAAATGCCATGAATCAATCTATAATTGAGGAAATGGTCCGACAAGTTGCGATTGACAATCCATTAGATTGCATTGAGAAATTAAATAATCTAATATGCTATCTAGGCAACTCTAGTGAGTGCATTAGTAGGTCAGAGTATCTATACAATCAGGAGATCAATAAATTAATTCAATCAGGCATATTTGAGTCTTTTAATGCAACAGAACGCAGGCTTTACATCGATGCGACATTAAGAGATTCGCTATATTGTGTAAAGCTTAGTCAATCCGTTAACAAGGACCTACACTATGCGATTGAAGGACTGAGATCCATTGTCTCAGCGCAAAAAGAAGAGTACAAGCAAACAATTAAACAATCATAAATAAAAACAAAAAACGATGGCAACAAAAACATCAACCATTGCAGTAGCTTTATTAGCTGCTCAATCCGAAATGGGAAACGCTAAAAAAGGCAGCGATAACCCCTACTTCAAATCCAAGTATGCTGACCTTAATGCGATTAGAGAGGTAGCGATTCCAGTACTTAATCGACATGGAATAGTAGTCTTACAACCAACCGTTCATATTGATGGTAGGAACTTCGTTAAGACCTTACTACTACATGAGTCAGGAGAGTCATTGGAATCCTTTACTGAGATTCTATTTGCTAAACCAAATGATGCCCAGTCCCAAGGATCAGGAATTACTTACGCAAGAAGGTATGGTTTACAATCGTTCGTTAATATCGGTGCTGACGATGACGATGGCAATGCAGCATCTAATCCTACTACTACAGTATCTGATAAGAAATGGCTAAACTTGATTGAAAGAGATGGCAGTCCAAATCAGGCAGTATTAGCAAGGTTGCAGACATTCTTCAATGAAGGTAAATCACTTGACGAGTTAGAGCAGAAGGTGAAGATTAGCCAAAAAGATAGAGAGTACATTGTTAACCTATTTAATATCGGCTAAGATGGAACTACTTACAATTGAAAATAATGGCAATGCTAAGGAACTTAGTTACACATTGGCTAACCAAGTAATCAAGTCAGTACTTGAAGGTAATTCCAATCCGTTAAAGCAGCTAATTATGGTTAAATCACTAGAGAGTGCCTTGTCTGAGATAAAAGACAAGGTGCTACCTCTAGGACTAGAAGAATTGGCTAAGTATGGCAAGGAGGTTGAGATGAATGGTTATAGGATTAGTGTAATTAATGCTGGAGCAAAGTATGACTATTCTAACTGCAATCATCCAGTTTACCACTCATTAGTCGCTAAGATGGATGAACTAAAGAAAGAGATTGCAGATATTGAGAAGCTCCTTAAATCTTTAAAATCGCCAATGGATGTCCTAGACAAAGAGACTGGCGAAGTCTATACCATTTATCCTCCTGTTTACTCATCGAAAGAAACACTTAAATTTATTTAGCAATGAAAATAGTCCTAGAGTTCGATACAATCGAAGAAGCGCAATTAGCAATTAATGGCAGTAAGTATGCTGCGGCTATATTTGAATATGACCAGTATCTGCGAGGCAAACTCAAATATGAGACTCTGCCTGAAGATATGTATATTGCCTATCAAGATAGCAGGGAAAAGTTAAGAGAAAAACTATCCGAGTATAATTTATTGATTGAATAGTTTTTTTACTATTTTTGCGTATTAGAAAAATGATTTGTGCAGAAATCATACAAGAACTTTATCATCCCAAGTTGGGGGAGGAACTGCACTTCCAAACCCGATTTGGGATATTTTTTTACCATGAAAGATTCGATGGTATTTTACAGGTCATTTTATGAGGCATTAAAAGACCTACCTGATAGCGAAAGATTACAAGTTTATGATGCTATTTTTAGCTATGGTTTAGACCAAAAAGAGATAAAGTTGATAGGCATTAACTCTGTTATTTGGAAACTCATAAAACCCAATATTGACGCTAATTTGCGGAGATATGAGAATGGTTTAAAAGGAGCAAAAGCAAAGCAAACAGAAAGCAAACAGAAAGCAAAAGGAAAGCAAACAGGAAGCAAACCGAAAGCTAATGTAGATGTAGATGTAGATGTAGATGTAGATGTAGATGTAGATTTAGATGTAGATAAGGATGTTAATGTAAATGTAAATGAAGATAAGAATGTTTACAGAAAATTCGCACACCTAAAAATTTCAGTTTCAGAAAATCAAAAACTATTAGACGCTGGATTTACAAAAATCCAAATTGATGAAGTTCTTTTGAAAATAGAAAATTATGCTAAAAACAAAAATTATAAATCACTTTACTTAACTGCATTGGATTGGTTAAAAAGAGATAAGCAGAAGCAATCACCACAACAACCAGTACAAGGATATAGCGGAGGAGCAATGCAATCATTAGATCACTTAGGAAGATTATAGAAAATGGAAACTAAAAAAACATTCATAGACCACGAACAGGAGAGACAAGCACTAGGTGGAATCCTGATGAATAGCGATGTGCTATTTAACACGATTCAAATCTTTATGCCTGATATGTTCGACCATCCCGACCACATGACAATCGCTAAATCAATGGTGGACCTATTCAATCGAGGAGAGATGGTTGATAGCATGAACGTGTTAATCGACCTACGATCTAAAAGCTATCAAAATAGCATCTACTTGATGGAATTGACTAAGAACTTACCTTATACCTCAGGATATGAGAAAATCGTTTATAGCTTGCATAGCTTGTGGATTACTCGGAAAGTAAATAGAATCACCGAAAGCCATCATTATAGACTCCATACAGAATCCGATACCTTGGAAGTTATGGAAAGTATGCAAAAAGAACTTAGCGAAGCACTAAATACCTCCACAATTTCATCCGAGGTAAAAGGGGGCAAGGTTTATGAAAATGTAGTAAACCACATCGAAGAAACGCTTAAAAAGCCAAATAAGTTAGTTGGAATTGATACCGGAATAACTGCCTTAAATTCATTAACTGGAGGATGGCAACCGGGAGAACTTATAATTATCGCAGCGAGACCGGGAATGGGCAAAACATCCTTAATGCTATCTTCTGCAAAATCAGCTACCTTTTTGATGAGAAAGAAGGTAGGAATCATCTCAATTGAAATGACCAGCGAACAATTAATGAATAAACTTATCGCTATTGATACGAAAATTAGCGTACAACGCATTAAATCTGTTTCGTTGAGTGATTATGAGGTAAAAGAAATTAAAGCCGTTAAAACGCAATTAAATGATAATTTCATTTTTGAGGATAAGATTAACTCGTTAACTCAAATTAGGTCCAAGTGTAGACAGATGGTAGTTAAGTATGGTGTAGAAGCAGTTTATATTGATTATTTGCAACTTATCACCAATAAAGGCAAAGGAAATCGAGAGCAAGAGATTAGCGAGATTAGCCGAACGCTAAAATCAATTGGAAAAGAATTGAATATTCCAATCATAGCACTTAGCCAGCTATCACGATCCGTTGAACAGAGAGGAGGCGAAAAGATACCTCAACTATCGGACCTTAGAGAAAGTGGCTCAATCGAACAGGATGCCGATATAGTTGTTTTTGTGCATCGTCCAAATTACTATAATATGGAAACTCCTCCAATCGAAATGGATGCACAAGCGATTATTGCTAAGAATAGAAATGGTGCAACCGGTAAAGTTACAATGTACTTCCATCCGAACACTACGCAATTTATTTGCCCAGTAAGATATGAGCAACAAGGCAGCAGCCTTTCCGAAATTCAACCGAACAATAACTTTTAATTAAAACAAAATGACCGTCTACAAATTACCAAACTGCTTAGAAATTACCGATGTGATTGATGGCAAGACAAGATTATTCAAAAGAACCTTTAACCCTCCATTAATGAAGTATTGCGGAGGAATTAATGAAAGATGGAGGTCAGTAGGGAAAGAAGTAAATTTGAAACGCAAGGACGAGATAATTTATGGCAACGAGATTGCGAATTTGATTGGAAAAACTAAATAAAATGGAAAAGAAAATTAAAGTAGGTGGTCAATTTTCGGGTGTTGGCGCATTTGACCAAGCCTTAAAAAGGTTAAACATACCACATGAAAATGTTTATCAAGCCGAGTGGGATAAGTACGCAAGACAAACGTATCTACATAACTACCAAGAGCCTTTTATTTATACAAAGGATGTAAACGATACACCTATTGATTTGATTAACGAAAAGTATGGTTCACTTGACTTGGTGATGTTTTCGCCTCCTTGTCAAGCATTTAGTTTAGCCGGAAAAAGACTTGGAAAAGCCGACAAAAGAGGCATTCTATTTTTTAATAGCCAGGAATTTATCCAAGAAAATAAACCTCGTTTTTTCATCTTTGAAAACGTGAAAGGGTTGCTTTCAGATTCACGAGGTAAAACCTTTAGCGAGTGGATTAATATGCTTGGTGGTAAATCTGTAAACGGAAATTCGGTACTATTTCCTTACGAAGATTCAGTACCTTATCATATCTATTGGAAGGTTTTGAATGCCAAGGATTTTAATATTCCGCAAAATAGGGAACGAGTTTTTATTATTGGAATACGTGATGACCAGGATAATAGGTTTACTTGGCCTATGGAAATGCTATTGCAAAGGAAATTAAAGGATGTTTTGGAGCCGGTGGTCGATAATAAATACTTTTTGAGTGAAAAATTAATTAGTTGGATTTTAAAGCATAGAGAAAAAAGGGAAAGCTGTAATAAATTTCCATTAGAAGAAAATGGATATTCTTCGGCAATTACATCAAGGTATTATAAGTCAGGCGCAGAAGATCCATACATTAAAATAAAATCAGCCACCAAACAAGGGTATGAAATTGCCACCGCTGGAGATTCGATTAATTTTAGCCAAATCAATTCAGAAACGAGGCGAGGTAGAGTAGGTAAAGGAGTTGCACAAACTTTAGAAACTGCTTGTAATCAAGGGGTAATGATAGGAGCATTCAGAGGTAGAAATCCTAATAATTCATCTGATAGAACACTTGGTATTAAAACTGAACAAAGATTAGAAATAAATACAAATGGAACAAGCAATACATTAACAAGTGTTCAAAAAGACAATGTTGTTATTGTGCATAATTGCATAACAGAAGCAATAGGTAGGCAAGGTTCATCAAAGGAATATATTGATTCTTGTAAAAAGGTATTTGAATCAACACATCAAATTCGAAGACTTACTCCTCGTGAAGCGTTTCGCCTTATGGACTTTCCTGATTCATTCACTTGGCTTGTTTCTGATTCTCAGGCATACAAACAAGCTGGTAATTCTATTTGTGTAGGTGTACTTGCTGCGATAATTTCTAAATTAAAACTCTAAAAAATAATTAAACATTTCTGTACTCCATTTAATAACTTGTACTACATTTGCAAGTCAATAACAATTAAAAAGATGAAAAAAATAAACAACGTAACTAATCCTCTACTTGGATTGGAGGATATTAATTTCCCTTGTGATATGGAGGTTTGGGACAAAAATGGCGATAAAAAAGTAAAACGCAAAGTTATAATGACATTCGAACACAATGGCGGTAAAAAATATGTTGAATTTGATGAAAAGCTAAATCAATATTTTATTTGGCAAAACGCCCAACCAATCCAATCTTTTACCCTATCCGAACTTATTCAAATCGTCTCGGAGGTAAAGGGGTGCAAAGTAATTTTGAAGGAGGACAAATAATGAAACAACCAAGAACCAAACGCATCCAATTACGATGTCAACCTTGCCACTATGAGCAGATATTGAAGGTTGCGAAGATTGAAAGGGATAGGCTGGAGAAGGAACAAATCATTAAAAAGGAGGTGGAAAATGGATAGTTCTTATAAACTCTTGTTAGGCATTTACATTGCAATTGGGTTTTTGATTTTGATGTGGCTAGGAACGCTTTCCACAAAGAACCACTCGCAGCCAAAGCCAATCATAAACAACCAAATCCCAATCGGATACAACCTCGGTAAAGTTGGAAAGGATTCAGTCCTGACCATTAAGGGGCAGTTTGTAAGGCAAGTTGGTGATAGGGTTTATGTGAAGGTGAAGTAACATATCGGTGCTATACGATGTGGCGGATTTCTACCACAAAAGTTGATACGAAGCACTAAAGTTTGAATTAGTAAAAATATTTAATTGAAGCACGTCAGCCGCCATATTGTATAGCACTTGTTAGCGGCTGACCTTCTTCATAAATCAATAATAAAATGTTACATAAAGAAATTGAAAAAAACAATCGTAAAGTTCAAATCTATCGTCAAAAAAGTCCGATACAAAATGGGTATGAATATTTTTTACAAGTCCTTACAAAAGCAATGTTTGGCGATTGGGTTATAAATACAAATTACAAACAAAAGACTGAAATAAATTCTGAACAAGTTGCAATAAGAATGGCTAATCAATTTTTAGAGGATGTCATTTAGGGTTGCACCTAACGGTTTGCAGCTAGTAGAATGTACTGAAAGATGTAAGTTAATTAAAATGTGCAAAGATTGACGATGGGGCGATATAAGTTAATTAAAATATGCAAAGATTGACGAAGTGACTAAGAGCGTTGGCGTTTAATTTTATTGCCTATAACGTAAAATAATAAACGCAGTAGCGATATGGAAAAACAAATTGAAAATATATTGATAAAAGTTGATGAAGGCACTATGCCTGTTCAACAAGCACTAAGTGAGCTATTGCGTTTATTTAGTGTTAGTGGTTCGTGCAATCACGAATGGATTTGGGTAAACCCGAATGAGGATAATGATATGAGGCGTAAGTGTGAAAAATGCAAGGTGCATGACCACTAACGTTTGGGGCTTTGCGTAGTTGCCTTTAGTATAAACTTAAAATTAACCACGACACTTGATAGGGCTATTACGCAAATCCCTTGTTATGTGCCGTTTTTATTCAGATTATGGCAGGATTAAATTACGGAAATTCATTTAGACAAACTAAACGTAGAGATAAAACAGAACAAACTGTTGAAGGCGTTTCTTTTGGTGAAATAATAAAAAAATGGATAGTTAGGATTAAGATAAATAACAGACTATCATCAATAGGTGCTTATGATACAAAAGAAGAAGCCGATAATGTGTACGCTGTCCTAAAAAATGGCACATAACTAGCATATAGGGGATATAAATAATAAGTATTTCCCATTATTTTCAATAGGAGGAAATTAGGTAAACAGGACAGGAGCCATTTTAATCAATGGCTTTTGTTTTTTCCATTATTTTTGTAAAAAAATACATCAATGAAATATACGAATGGCATTATAACAACTACCGGATACTATCAAGTCATAAATACCGAATTGGAGTCTTTAGGAATTAAATCAGAGTCCGATGAGCAACTACTTAAGCTATCATTTTTCTATGATCAACTTACTCACTACTACGAAGAGGATAATGATTGCACCGGTATATCTTTTGTCAATGGATTTAAAGTAATAATCCCTTATTCATTTGATGACTTTAATGCCTTTATAATTGAAATTGCTAGTTCAAATTAAGCCGCTATCAGTCAATCGAGCATGGCAAGGTAGAAGATTTAAGACTAAAGAATACTTAAGTTATGAGAAGGAATTTCTCCTAAAGTTGCCAGCATTAAAGATACCTCCTTCGCCATTAGAGATTGAGTACATTATTGGATTTAGCAGCGTATTAAGCGATTTGGGTAATCCTGAGAAGTTAATTACCGACATACTATGCAAGAAATACAACTTTAATGATAAGGACATTTATAAGCTGGTCCTAGTTAAGAAAATTGTAAAAAAAGGAGATGAATTTATTGATATAAAAATTAACTCCTACTCAGATAATATGTCGTAGAATTTGGTAAATGATTTTATCCTATCCTCCAATCCTATCTTACCACCATTAACTCGTAAAGTAACTTTCACAATATCATTTAGGTCTGCAACCTTGTTAATATCATTGCGATTCCAAAACCAAGCAGCAGAGGTCAATGGATACTTAGTAGCAACTAAGTCGGGTTCTTGCAATAGCTTAACTCCAACTTTCTGACCAAATAATAAGTACTGAACTGCACCAGTTAGCATAATATAACCTCTGCCTCTATACTTATATCCATCACCCGATAATACTGATCCATTGCCCATCCGATTGGCATAAATTAAGTTGCCTAATCTCTCAGGGTTTCTAACGTACAACTGAGCATCTCTTACGGTCTTAAATCTACTTGGGAATATCGCACATAACCTCTCAGGAGTAGTGTAATTTAGATTCTCAACAACTTTAGTAAAGTAAGCACTCTCATGAGCAGTTTGACCAAGAAAATGTGCTAATCTTAAAGGAGTATCCAATTTAGCCATCTGAATGGCATTAGGCAACTCAGTTAGGACTGAATCTGGTATTAGATTTTTTAATTTCGTCAAGTTCATTGAGTAAATACTTTACGGTTGCTTCAAGGTCATCCAATCTCTTATCCTTGCTTCTCTTTTGTGAAAACAAAGCTACTATGAAAGTTAATACACTCTCACCAATTTTTACAATGGAATCAACTGGTATATTTCCAGTCTTGTTGTACTCATATATTTGCTTCTGCATCTTACCTTACTTTACCATCAATAATTCGATAATTATTTACCTCAAATGAGCCATCGCCATCAATATCAACTATGCCAAATCCATGATTCCATTTAGTGTAGGCAAATGGTCTATACTTAGGAGTTAGCTGACATAGGCAGCCTGTGGAAAAGCAAGCCATAGAATCATTTCTTAGGTTATTCTCGTGATGCTCGGAGGTCTGATGGTTATGCCCTGCCAATGTAGAGGATTTTGCTCTAAGAAACAAACCTCTTGCCGGGTTGACCGGACTGAAGATTGATTCACCAAATTCGTGTCCATGAACTACTATCAATTTACCCATTATTGCCTTTTGCCTACCTTCAATGTAAGTAATATTATGCTCATAGAGTTTCAAGAAGTTCTTTAGATTAAGTTCAGGTAATTGTGCCAACTCGGGCGATTTCTCATTAACGTATTTCTCTAGCCTCTCCTCATGATTTCCAGCCTTGAAGTAAATTGGAACGCTAAAGTTAGATTTAATCCATCCGATAAATTCCCAAAACATATCCCTCTCCTCCTTTACCGACATCGCTCCTCCATCCTTCGTGAATCGTGAAGCTTGATAGAAATCGAGAATATCACCATTAAGGTAAAGGCTATCAACACCATCCTTATATCCTTTCTCCAGAGCAACAGAAATAGCATCAATGTCATGATATGGTAGATGTATATCGGACAGAATTAATGGTTTGCTTTGATTGAAGATGTAATCCTCTGTGGAGATGTTTACTGGTTTAACGGCAAACTTACCATCCCAAGGTCGGATGAATTGCGGATTATTTCTCATAGCTTTTTCTTTACGTTCTGCTCCAGCACTTCCTCTGTAATATCGAATACTTGACCTTACATTATCAATATTAAAGTGCGGATATTTGTCCACAATCATTTTAGCAATTGTAAGAGTTGGCGCATTTGGGAATAAAGTTAAATGCTCTTTAACTTCTTCCACATAAGGTGCTGTATTTGCCATGTTATTCTTCGCTAATTACTGAATCAACTACCTGCCTAATGGTAGATGATATAAGCTTGAAAACCAGTAATCCTTTAGCGTTTGCCTCGATATCATATATCATTGCACAAGCTATGACTGCATTTTCAACGATTGGGTAAATAGTATTGAAAATACGATACCATTTTGGTGAAGGTTTGTCGATTTTAAGCATTTTCTTTATTTTTTAAGAATTTGTAAATTACTATTAAGGAAGCAGCTATCGAAAAGATGAAAGCAAACAACTGAAACCATGATAGAATCTCAGGTGAAACGCCTACTATCATTGGAATAAAATATCCAAAAATGGCAGTTAAGATGCTAAGGATAGCTGATGCATTGTAGTGGTGATGTGTCATCGTGTAGTAGATGGGAATACTTTTTGAAATAATGCGAAGGATTTTTGTCTGAAGATTGCCTCAGTATAGTAGAATGTAAATGACTTAGGAGTTACAACATATAGGTCATAAGTATCATATGTATATCCTCCTAATGTTCCATTTGTAACCTTAACATTGACCGTTAGATGACTATAAATAGTATCAACTGAATCGGCTACTATTTTATTCAATGTGTAGCCTTGATACCATGCAGTATCTGTGTATATGACCTCCGTTTGGCTAATTGCCTCCTGCGTTAAAAATAACGCTGCTATTGTAATTAATTTCTTCATGATTTAATTTAATTAAGGGACTAAGGTTACTTTATATCTGACGCCTCCGATTGTAAA